CCGATTGCCTTGCCGCTGATCTGATACCAGCCGTATTCGCCGGTCACAGTCGCAGCCATTGCAACACCCACGGGGCCGATGGCATTCGCCGCGAGAAGCGTTGTGGAATTGTCGTCCTGGTTGTAAGTGACCCACGACCCGACAGCGGTATTGTCGAGGCCCTTGAGGTAGATGAACTCGCCGGCACCGTAGGTCGGATCGACGGCCTGAACGATGGTCCCGAGCGGGATGGTTTCGACGTATCCGGCGGCACCATGCGAATTGATCGCAGGATAGCCAAGCACCGGATTGGTGATGACGTAAGCCATGATGATGATCCTTGAATTGAATGGAAAACGAAACGGCGGGCACTTGGCCCGCCGCGATGATCCCGATTAGGAGCCGGTATCGCTATCGACCAGCTTCCAGGTGAACAGCGGATTGACCATAGTCAGTTCGCCCATCCAGCCGATGTACTGAACGATCGCGTCCTGGTTGATCGGCTTCATGCCGTCACCTTCGAACAGCTTGGAGAAGTTGCGCTGCGGGTTGTAGCGAAGCCGCAGGCTGTCCGTTTCCAGACCGTAAGTGGTGTTGCTCGGCATGTTGGTGCCGATCCCGCCATCCTGCACGATCTCAGCAGTCCGTCCGGCGCCATAGTACTTCAGCGACGTGAAACCGAGCTTGCCAAGCCCGTTCTCGTCAGTGATGCGCTGAATGGCAACGGTCGCGGCGTCATAGGCCGCATAGTGTTCCGGCGACATCAAGAGCAGATCGGCACCACGACGGCCACGCGCGCGCTGCGTCATGATGCTGTTCAGGATTGGGCGAATCGTGTCCTTCGTCACCTGCGTTCCGATGCCGGTGAAGTCGGTATCGGCATCGAACGTGGTGGTGCGCCAGATCGCGTTATCGACGCGCGAAATGCCGCCATAGCTGCCCGAGTTGGTCACGGTCGGGACCGCTACCTTCAGGCCGCCGAGCTGCTTTCCGCCGTCCGCCGTGCCGTCGGAGTGAATGGCCTCATCCATGGTATCGTTGAGCGAGCGCTCCGCCGCGTCCATGTAGGATTCCATCACGTCCATGAGCTGGTTCGTGCCGGCGTTGTTCAGGATTTCCTCGAATGCGAGGGACACCGGAACGGCAACCATCTTCGGCGTGAAGTAGGCATCGTTGAACAGCTCGATAGGGCCGCTGTTCAGGAAGTCGTAACCTGCGTACCACTGGCCGTCAGGCTTTGCGATCTGCAGGGTTTCACGGATGCGAGGGCCGGAATATTCCTTCCAGAGGCCCTTGCGCTTCATGACGTTGAGAAGCGCGTTGGAGTTGGACACAAGGTCCTGATATCCGGCGCTGCGCTCTTCCAGCGCCATCGACAGAACCTGTTGATAGGCTTCAACAGTGTTGATGGACATTTTCAGTTCCTTTGATGGCTAGAGAAGCCTAGCCAACGGCCGCGAAGGCGCGCTGCAATGCTTCCCGGTTTGACTTGGCTGGCGGCCGTTTCGCGCCGGGGTTTGATCCCTGCGATGGAGCGCCTGAAATGGACTTGCTGCCTTTGGGTTGAACCTCAGCGGCTGGTTGCGCCGGGATGACCGGCTCTTGCTTGGTCGCCAGTTGAGCTATCGGCGCGGGGTTGAGCCGTTCCGCCAGTTCGTAGGCTTCCGAAAGGTCTGATGCGCGGCCCGACTTCATGAAGAAGGCGATATCGTCCGCCAGTTCTTCAAAGCGAGCATGCTCGGGCGCGCTCGCGAATTTGTTGATCTCGTCCAGCGTCGATTTCTCGCGCTGCTGCTGGAAGGTCTGCGTCACACCGCCGATCTGCTGTTTCAGACCAGCGATTTCCTGTCGCAATTCCCGGATTGTGCTGTCCTGTTGGCTCTGCACCTGATCCGGCGATTGATTGAGAAGCTGAGCGGCCCAATCGCGCGGATTGATTCCGGCGTGGCGGAAAACTTCCTCAATCCCAGCTTGCTTCTGGTTCATGTCGGACGATTTCAGCGCCCGCTCAAGACCGATGTATTGGTCCAGCGCCTTGTTGATCGTGGTGTTGTTCTGCTTCGCCAATTCCAGATATGGCTTCAGCGGCTCGACAACTTCGCGATACTGGCTGAGCCCACGCTCCATTTCCGTAACGGCGCGATGCGCCTCAGCACGGACCGATTCTGGCGCGTTCGCCCATTCTGCCTTTGCAGCTTCCGAATAGCGCTTCGGGGCTTCGCCATACGCGGTCGGCTTGGCAAGCTGCTCAACGACAGGCGCGGCCTTTTGCTCGACCTGAGCGGACGGCTCGACCTTGGGCGCGAACTTCCCGTTCTCTCCGCGCGGTTGGTCGGCCTTTGGCTCGACCTTCGCTTCAGGCTTGGCATCAACCGATTTTGGCGCTTCCTTTGCCTTGGCTTCGACCTTCGCCACGGCACGATCAAGCGCCTCACGCGCCGTTGCGGGCGGCTTGGGCTGCTCGACAGGCTCAGGAGCTTTTTCAGGCCCGCTGGAATCGATTGGGTTGGCCTGCGAGGCGGGCGCTTCATTGATGGGCGCAACATTCGGTTCGGGCGCAGCAGGAGCCGCCCCGGCGTCAGCAACGTCGGTCATGCCAGAGTATCCTTCTGAGGGATGCGGGTTAGTGAGCCGGCCTCACGCCGGATTCGTACTGCGCAAAGGCTTTCTCGACAGACCGTCGAATGGCCTTGCGGTCAGGCTTTGGTTTCGGCGGCGTTTGCAATCGTGAGGGATCATTACCGACCTCGACGCACCCATGAGCGCGGGTCACGGCACGAAACCGAGCCTTGGAGCTGAGATATTCCCCCGTGCAGGGATGCTGCACTGGATCCATTGTATCGGACAGGAGCATCGGGGCGGACAATCCTGATCGCGCCACGGCCGGGCGCACGTCCAAAGGGCCACCCTTCTCGACAAGTTGCCCGTTCCGCATCACCCAGGTTCCGCGCGTCATGCTGGCTCAGCCTGTCGTTCAGCCAATTCGGCTGCCCGCTCATTCAATTGCGCAGCATGGTCAGCCTGATCCTGCTTAATCGCGGTACTGTCCGCCGTCGCCTTCACGTTGGCATCCGTGGTGCGAATTGAGTTGTCTGTGGCGGCATCGACCTGATCGACCTTGGCCCGCGTCGTGGCGAGCTGGCCTGCGGTCGCGCTTTCAGCCTGATGGATTTTGGTGTTAAGCAACACGATTTCTAACGCGCCCTTTTCCATGTCCTGATCGTGCTTCTGCGCGGCCCTTGCCCCGTCCGCCTGCATCAGACTGATCTTCGTATCCGCCTCGCGCTGCTTTCCATCGCGCTCAATGGCCTGCATAGCCGCGCTGTGCTGCTGATCCTGAGCCTTCTGCGCTGTCTCGACTTGCGTCGCCTGCGCATCTGCCGCCGTCTTTTGGGCCTGCGCTTGAGCCGTCTGCGCATCGCTCTGCGCCTTGATCTGTTCCGGGCTCGGAGGCTTCGGCTGGGCTGCCCGCACTTTCATCTTTTCCACAAATTCATCAATCGAGCCTTCCAGCTCGCGGCCAGCCCGGAACTGTGACGAAACAAACTTCAGCGTGTCACCCATGAGCGGGGCAGATTCCGGCACAACCTCCACAAGCTGGAATGCCTGCTGAAGAAAGCCGCCAACAGCGGTGATGAATTCTGTTGCCCGCTGCTTTGCAGCATCCTCGTCGGGCTGAATGGTGCTGTCCGTCTCGATATCCAGCACGAACGGCCGCAACTTCTGTTCCCGCAATAGCGCCATGACCTTCTCAACGGTCGGCTGCTGATTGATCTTATCGACCTGTGCTTTCGTCTGCTGCCCAAGCTGAGCAAGTGCTTGCTGCGCCTGTTGCGGGTTCTGCGCCGCCTGCTGCTGCAATTGCTGAGCCTGCTGTTGCCCCGCCAAAACGGCCTGCTGCGCTTCCTGTGCAATCTGCGCGTCCGTCTTGATCTCGTACTGGCTCATTTCGAGCAAGGATTTGGCCGAAAAGTTCTCAGCCATGATCTCGCCAATGATGCGCGTGATATCCCGCGCCACCCGAACCAGTTCGGCTTGACGATCCCGGATACGGACCGACCCATACTGCGCCTTCAGGTTCTGCGCCGTGGCCGTCTCGCTCGCCTCCGTCGAGCCACGCATGATGTCGGACAAGCCGGTGATCTGGTAAACGTCGTCAATCAACTCTTTCCGGAGCTGAACCAGCCCCTGAACCGTCGTCGCGATCACATCGATCGGCAACCAGACGATCATGTCCTTTGCGCCGGCATTGCCGAACGCGGCCCAATTCGAGATCGGGACCATGATCTGGTTGTTATCGGTCCGCTTGATCGCGGATTCGATAGCGTCACCGATTTCACCCGAACCGGCTGGGTAGAAGCCCCTCACCTTCAGCGCTTCAGACAGCGCCGCTATGCGGCCCGTGAGTTCGTTAATCTCCTCAAGCTGGTCCTTGTAGAACAGCATATCAGGCACAGGAATCAACGAGCGCCGCTGTGTCGTGGCATAGGCGGGCTTTGGGCACGGGAAAAAGCCCTCAAGGTCCATGTCGGGCTTGTCGCGGTCCAGAACTACGTCAACGCCTGGCGTAACCCAGATCACATCCCCTTCGCGTTTGTTCCAAATCTCCCAGACGCCACACTTGCTCTCACTGTCCGCCGCGCCATTGGCTTTGTCATCCTTACGGACGGAATATTCGGCTTCAAGGTAAGCGTCGTCGCTTGTGGCCTTAAAGCGGTCCTCCATTTCGTCTTTTGACAACCAGGAACGCTTTGCGACCCAGCCAACATCCTTCCATGAACGTTGCAGTTCGTGCAGGAAGTCACGCCGGTCCGCATGCTCGATGCAAGCGCGCTGATAACCTTCCTTCACCTCATAACGGCACCACGGGACGCCGCGAGCGAGAATAGATAGATCATCGCGAACCGCGCGCATGACCTGATCGATATCCTCACAGTCAAATCCGACGATACAGGCCCGCTCCAGGATTTCAGAGGCGGCACGCGGGACAGGCCTGCGGTCCTTGAAACGTGGCACCACGACAGGGACAGGCGGACGGCTATAGATCGACGGCTTCAGAACCTCGATATTTGCCCAAAACATCTGAAACTCACGGTCCCGCGTATTGTTCGCGAGCCGCGCAAGGTCAGCGTAGAGTTTGTCGATCTTATCCGACTTGTCGTTGTAGTCCTGAAATGCCTTCTCACTCTCCGCGATGGCATCAAGATACGGCTTTGACGACTTGTCGGGCTCGGACGAGTAATCGTCCTGCACCTGCCCTTGGTCGTTGTCGTCAGTTGCCATTAGATGCGAATCCTTGACCCGCTCGCCTCTCGTAGGGGCGGCGGCAGATACTTGCCGGGCGGCGGGGTGATCTTTTGTTCAACAGCAGGCTCAGGCACGACACGCCATGACAGGGCCAAATAGCGAAACGCATCCGCCAAATGGCTTGTCCAGTCGTGAACTTCGCTCGCCTTGAAAGCCTTCTTTTCGTCGTCCCACTCACGCCGGTACTGCTCCAGCGCGGATATGCCGACATTCTCGCAACGGTTGTGAAACACACACCGCGCCAGGGTCTGCCGCGCCGCGTTCACCCCGTCCAGTTTTGTCGCGTTCGAACACAACTGCGGGTTCAGGCCATAAGACTTCATGGTCTCTACCCGCGTCTTGCCCGATCCCCACTCCTTCACTTTGGCATCGTGCGGGACAAAATCTATCCCGTGCTTCCAGCCATGCTCAGCGTGACGCTTGTGCACGATATCGGCGTAGTGATCGAGGCCGGCGCCGGATGCCGTATAGCAGTCCAGAATGAACACCTGCGCGCCGACAACCTGAAACCACCAGATTGAGGTATCATCTCGAACGCCGATGTCCCAAGCCCGATGCACGGGCCTATCATATTGTGGCTCAATTTCAGCTACGCGCCCTTCCTTGCGCACCGCTGCCATCTCGCGGGCATAGAACGCGCCCAGGATCGCAGCGTTGAAGCTGCACTCGTACTCCTGCTCAAATTGCGCTCGCCCGATGTCCTCGCCGTACAGAGCGATATACTCAGCCAGCGACTCCTCGATCTGTTCCGACGACAGCGCGCCAGTGTCATGGATCGTCGAGACTTCAGCGAACCACTTCGGATTCGCTCGCGCCATATCGTACATGGCCTTGGCGTGGTTCCGGCCGCGTGGCGTCGTGATAAACGCCGCCCAGCCGTTGTTCTCCTCCAGCATTGGCCGGTGGTAGGCCCAGGCTGATGGATTCGCCAAAGCCCATTCTGAATAAGCTATTCCAGCAACACCCGAACCGACCGTGGCGTCATAACGATCGGATCCAATGATCTGCCATGTCGATCCGCACCTGAGCTTGATAAGCATTTGCTGCTCGTCCTTGCTCTCGCGAATCTCCGGTGGAAACGCCTCGTCTATCCTCCGCTTGCCGGTGTGGGCGTTGATCGCGTTCCAGAGCGCCTTGCGGCCCTGCTCATATTCCGGCAGGCAATGCCAGTATGAAGCTACCCGCTGGTGCGCCAGCTCGCACGTTGCTGCTAGAACGATTTCGTCCTTGCCCCAACGTCGATGAGCGATCTCGATTGCCCGTTTGCCGCCCTTGACCAGATATTCATGAAATGGCCGCTGATAGCTGCGGATGCGGCGTTCAATCGTGAGCGCGTTCATAGACCGTCTGGAATACGACGCCGACCGGATTGTCCTTGTCGCCCGATAGCGTGACGTTAGTCAGGTCCGGCAAGGATTTCTTCAAAAGCCCAAGAGCCGCCGTGACTTGAGCTGGCTCCATCTTCACATCGCCTTTCACAAAAGACGACAGCCGGTTAACGAGCATACTGGTCTGGATTTTCTGACGAACCTTGTCATCCCAAGGCTTATCGAGGGTGCCTACCCTTTTTCGCGCTGCCATTCGGTTTCAGGCGGTTTGAGCGCCTGCCTCCGGTTTACTTGATGATCGTCTCCCGCAGCACATCGACAGCCTTCTGCTGTTCCTTTGTGCGGGGGGTGTCGTCGATGATCTCGTAGGGCAATGCGACGAACCGATCCGGGCCTCGCGTCGCAACCGGTCCCTCCTGAGGAACGCGAGCCACGACTCTTTCAACGAGATCGTCATGGCGTGGAGCAGGAATACCTGGGGCACCCATCATGTGAGCGGTGCATTGCTCGATCCGAGCCTGCACAGCCTGAGCGAACTTATCGGCTGGCCCGGTCTTGCTGAGCGGAAGCTGGATCATCTCAAGCCTCAATACAAAACCCCCGCAGCGGGATTGTCCCGGCGGGGGATGAAAAA